ATTAAACCAGCCTTCAAAGTCATGTCTTTTAAATTGTCTAAATTCTATATCTTTACCTTTAAACTCTTTTCGTTTATGTATGATTGTGTTGTCTGTAAAACAAACAAATCTATAAGGTATGGTTAAGTTTCTTTCAACCATGTTATACAAGTTTCGTACATAAGACCATGGATCCGTAGGTGGATTACTATATTTGTCACCATAAAATACACACGCAAAGTTCATTAGAATTGTTCCTTAATTGTTTTGTATGCCGTTCCGTTTTCTATTTCTGGAATAGTGAATTGATTTTCTACCACATACTTTAACCATTCTTCAACAGTCTTTCTTCCTGGTCTAAATGGTTTTTCTATAAATTTAGGATTATGTGATGATATAGGAGCGGCAACATTCTTACCTGTACATATAACAGGAACCATATTCATTATTGAGTCTATCGCCGATAATGACATATTGGTGACTAGACAATGACAATCTTTTAGATCATCTTTTATATCTGTATCCCACCATTGATTTCCTGGTCTTGGTTTGTTTCTAATCCGTATTTCTCTATCTGTATGTTTCTTTAATTCCTCAGTTACTAAAGAAATCCACTCGTGTTGACTTATACCATTTGTGTGAAAAGTAACTGTTTGTGATGATGGTGCTAAAAGTATATGTTTTGTTTCTCCTGTCAACCAACCTTTAAAATTAACATCAATACCTTTGGACCTTAACTCATTCAATCTTTGTCCATTACCAACATGACCTTTTGTTGTATGAATTTGACCTTTAACTATTCTAAAATAAGTTTTATCTATGTCGTTTATTTTTGGACTAGGATATCTTGTGATTTGTTTCGTTAGGTAACCAACATCTACATACCACCATTCTTCTTCCTTTTCGGTAACTTCTCTAATCTCTGCTATATTATTTCCACCTAAACCCCAAAAAAAATGTATATTTTTATCTGTTTCAGGCCAACCTTTTTTAAAGTGTGGCCATAATTGGTGAGATAAACAATCTTTTCTACTTATTTGATGGTATATGTTCATAATAATATTGCTGTGCTATTTTCGTTTTAGGTCCATAATGTTTAGCAAATTCAAGTGCTAAGTATTCATCTGATAAGGTTTTATATTCAGCTCTTAATAGATATATTTGACCAAATGAATAATGACCTGTTGACTTTCTTATTCTCTGCCATATTCTATTACCACTCTTTGATCTTTCTATTGTTAACCATTTATAAACTTCTTCTTTAGATTGTAATTCTTCTCGTCTGGTAATCAACATAAAATCACCTGTCTTAACGTGACTTTTGCCTGGATTTTTAACATCTGGTAATTGATATTCTTCCCACTCTTTATCATAATGTCTAAACAATTCTGAACCTAATAAACAAAACTTACCATTACCATTTTTAAACTTTATTATTTCATTTACAATATGAGGTATACTACTCTTAGCAAACCACATATCAGTTCTCATTTTGATTATGATGTCTGCTTCTTCACCCTCTATACCTTTATAGAAATCCCATATTTGATTTTGTGCTGATAATAGAAACTCATCATTCTTTCTATTTTCTTTACACTTATCTACTATTCTAAAAGATGTAAATTCGGAAAGTGCTTGAAATAAATGTCTATGGTTTTCTCTACCAACCTTTTCAAATCTTCTTTCGCCTGTATATACAAATACTATTTCCATTCTTTACTCCTATACCAGTCAAATGCTGGCTCCATTTTACCTGCCTCATGTTCACTCTTACAATATGACATTAAGTAATCATAACATACTTGTTTGTCTGTAGGGTAACTCTTGTTGTATGTTGTTCTTAACAAATATATTTGACATAGATGTTTATATGCCTGACTTTCTTTTGTTATTATAAATCTAAAACATTTATTACCACTTCTAATACCGTTAGAGGTTTTTATGGCAACAAGGCCGTCTATTGTTTCATCATAACTTTTTAGACCATCACGTTTGGTGATAATTAAAAAGTCCTCTGTTCTAATTGGTACTTCTATCTCACCTGTTTTTGATAATTCTATTTTTTCATGGTAACAACCAGTGACACCCTCTAGCCAGTTTGATCCAAAAAAACCTATATTATATTCTCCTGCCATGATTCGTTTTAACTCATCTATTATAACAGATATTGAGTCTTTTGTAAACCATAAATCAGGCCTCATTCTTATAACAAATGGTTGTTTTGTCAACCTTACGGCGTTCATAAACTGCCATACCTGTACACCACCACCTTGGCCTCGTCTTAATTTGTCTTTAATCCAATACTCATCTTTACCACCTCTATCAAAAGGACATTCTTTAAACTTCTTTTCATTACCATCCGAAGTAAACCAATGTATCTTATACTTTGCAACCTTACCTAATTCATCAAAGAACATTTTATGGTTCTGATCACATACAGATTTTGTACTTCTTATATCACCAGTGTAAACTACATCTATCATATAAAGTCTTTTAAATTGTCTGTATCTCTCTTTAAGTTTATTGATGTTGTTCTAGGATATGGATTAGCCTCATTGTAATCATTGATTGTTATTCTTCTAACATTCTGTAGACCACTTACTAGTCCATAATCTTTAAAACCTAAACCATCTAATATCTCTTTTGTTCTAACATCATACTTCTTGTGTCTGGCTGTGGTAAATATTATCTGTGAACCTTTTTCTTGGTATTTTAATAATGCCTTCACATTTTCCTCTAATGCCACTGGTGCCTCATGGTACATGGCCTTTGGTTGTGCCTTAACTATTGTACCATCTATATCACAGAAAAATACTGGTCTGTCATTGTATTCAAACCAATCTTCAGCAGTACCTACATCTATGTAATTTGTAATAGGTTTCTCCTGAAATATATGTTTATGAAATAAACAATCTTGTATGATATGTGATACAAATATTTCTTTTATATTCTTTTCTTTTAACTTTTCAAAGGTCTTTTTATATAATTCTACACTATCAAACTTATAACCACCAACACAAAACTTATCTGATACAACTTTCTTTTCAATTATACCATTGATAATACCTTGGTCGTTTGATATAACAAATGATTTAGAAGCCAATCTTTTTAATACTTCGTGTTCCGTAATACTAGATACACAAACATAATTACCCTCTGTCGGTACATGATCAAAGAAACTATCACAGTCCTTAATAAGAAACTCCTCATTATCAGCTAAGTTAGATTGTTTAAGTATTTGATATACAGTATCAGCAGGACCACTTGTTTGTTCTTCTAATATAACTGTCTTAACAAGTTTACCATAAGTGTCTTCTATATACTTCGCTACATGATATTTACTTTCATGTTCTCTTAATATACCTATTGTAACATTGTATTTACCAACATAATATTCTATTGCTCTTTCAAACATCATCTGACCTTTGTAATCAGTCAATGTATATTTTGGCCTCATGTTAGGAAATCTTGTTGATAATCCAGCTGCTGGTACTATTATTTCCATAATCTATTCATCTCCCTTATTAATAATTTTTCTTCTAAACTACCTGCTCTAGCATATCTGTAAACTCTTAACAACATAAGAATCAACAAGTAATCATTGTTAGCTAATTCAAACTTCTCTAGTAATTTATCCTGTATATTTTCTACCTTTAAATCCAGGTACAGTTTACTATTTCTATTAAACCATTTACATTCTAAATCTTGTCTTAACTTAGCAATATCAAATATATAGGAATCATATTCGCTTGTCATTCCATCAATTAGATAAAATTCGCCATTCTCACCATAGATTATGTTCTCTAATGTAAGATCACCAAAGTATTTCGACCTTGGTAATCTCTTTGGTAGTTTATCTAATAATTGTTCTTTGGTAAATACGGTGTCGCTTGACAATTTAATATACTTTAGTCTTTCTTTATAAACCTCTGTATAATCTACCATTGAAGAATTGTTAGAAAAGTGATCTAATATTCCTATTATGAAATCTGTAAGTCTTTTTGTATCTCTAACTGCCAGATAAGACTTCATATCTAAACCGTGTATGTACTCCATATCTAATATACCCTCATTCATAGAGTATATTTCTGGTACATTAAAATCTTTTGATAACTCTTTTAGTTTTATATAGTTTCTATCAGTGTTATCCATCTTTCTTATGAATAGACCTTTGTCACCTTTCATAAGATATATCTTACTACCAGAAAAACCTTTAAGTTCTTTTATTGTGTATTCACTTTTTGTAGGCATAAACATATTCTGACTTTATTCTATAAACTTTATAATATCCTATTTCTTCAAAATATCTTTCTATATCAACAACTGCCAGACCATGTTTTTCTAATATCTTTTGTTTGACTTCTACATGTATATAAGGTTTATCTCTTGCTATCAATTCTTCAGCTCCTTGACACACCTTTATTTCATATCCTTCAGCGTCAATCTTAATGTAATCAATCTTTGGTAATTTAATTTCATCAAGTCTTCTTATCTCTATTTCTCTATTACCAGTGTCGGAAACATATGTATTACCTGTTTCCTCAGGCATATAATTAACTAATACTTTTTCATTTGTTGTACCTAGACCAAATGGAAATAATATGTAATTATCTTGTTCTATATTCTTTTCTAAACATTCTCTTACATCTGAAATAGGTTCAAAGGCATATACTGTTTTAAAAGATTTACAGAAATCTCTTAACCAAAAACCAACATGAGCTCCAACATCTAAACAATTATTAAACTCACAACCTTCATTTTTTAAAAAGGCCATTATACCATCTCTATGTATTTTTTGATAGTCACCATCTGAAATCCATCTATCAAAGTCTATGTCTGTATCTGGTAACCACCAACCCTTTACGTTTTTCATTTTTTTCTTATCTCTTTTAATATATTTTTAACTCTCTTATCTAATACAATCACATTGTCGTAAAAGGTCATTGAGTCTGTAAAGTTTGTAAATCTAACTTCTATGTCTTTCCAAGGATATGATTGTGATTGTTTAATATGCATTTTTCTTTTGATATTTAACTCATCAATCTTATCTTTCATGTGATTCATAAAGTTACCAGGTTTACTATCTTCTCTATAGTTTAGTTCTATATCTTCTATTAGATAAACACCAGGTGTTCTTACATGATGATACATTTCCTCAAACGTATTAATCTGTTGTTCAGCTTTGTGGCCGCCGTCATCTATTAGTATATCTATTTGTGGTACTTTTGTCTTAACGTTTCTTAAAAAGTTCTTATCTGCTTGATCACCTATGAATATTTTTATTCTATCAGTTTCATATTGTTTACATTCTGGATCAATATCTATGGCAAATATGTTTGCCTTTGGAAAATACTTCTCCCATATCTGTAACGAACCACCATTTAATATACCTATCTCTAATATGTTTATAGGTTTATCTCGCCATTCATTAAAATGTCTATCGTATATTTCTGGATAGTGTGACCATTTTAAGATACCATTACCAGTATGTTCATCAAATAATTGTTGAAAAGTTTTCATTATATTTCCAACCACCTTTTATTATTAAGTGTCCACTGTACTACTTGTTTAATTCTTTCATCAATAGATACACTTGGTTCCCAACCTAACTCTTTCATTAAGTTGCCATCTAAAGCATATCTTAAATCATGGCCAGGTCTGCTACTATGAAAATCAACCATTTCGTGTATCAGTTCTTTGTCTTGGGACTTAGCAATATTTTGTGCCAATTCTAAATTATTCCATTCAACAGGACCTACAAGATTAAACTTAGGACATTTAGCACCACCAAAATCTTTTGGCATGTTGTCTATTTTATTCTGATTGTTTAATAAAAATAGGCAACCATCAGCCACATCTTTAGCGTGAATATAATGTCTGCTACCTGGTATAGTTTTAGTTTCATCACTGTGTATTGTTACGGACTCACCATCTCTTACTTTTCTAATAACCATAGGTATAAATTTCTCGGGGTGTTGTCTTTCGCCAAATACATTCATAGTATGAGTGATGTACATTGGTATATTATAACTATTTTCAAAAGCAACAGCCAATTCTTCACCACCTGCCTTTGAAGCAGAATATGGATTTGTAGAATTGTATCTATCTCTTTCTTTGTAATTAACACCTTTGGGTGCTGGACCAAACACTTCGTCTGTAGAGAAGTAAATAAATCTTTCCAAATTCTTTAGTTTACGACCAAAGTTTAAGATGTTACATGTAGCAACTACATTGTCTAAAACAAAACACATAGGGTCTTCTATTGATCTATCTACGTGTGATGAAGCGGCCATATGTAAAATGTAATCAAACTTACCTAAATCGGCAGCTATCATATCATTCACTTCAGCTCTTAAATCGTGGTGTACTATTCTTAATCTTTTCTGTGTTTCTGGTAGAAACTCTTTCATCATATCAGATATTCTATTTAAATTACCAGAATAATCCAATCTATCTAATGATACTATTTCCCAATCAGTATTTTGTAAAAAATGTCTGATCGTGTGGTGGGCAATAAATCCGGCACCACCTGTTATTAATACTCTTTTCATACTAACTTCTCCGTTTCAATCCACTTCTTACCTATTACTTCAGCAGAGTGGTTTTGTTTTATGTATTGTTGACCTTGTTTAATCTTTTCAATCACTTGTTCTCTATTATTTAGTGCCCATAGTATACCTTCATCTATTGAACCTAAATGAATATATTTTTGTAATACTCGGTAACTTTCTACACCATCATTTGTTATAACAAATCTACCTTGTGATATACCGTCTATAACTCTATTAGGACTTTTTACTTTTACTAATGGCTTATTTTCTGGTATAGGTAATAATACTATATCACTTTCTCTTACTAGTTGGCCTTGTAATTCAAAACTCCAGTGGTGCATTTTCAATATACCCCTTTCTCTCCAATGAGTTAATCTTTTGGCAGCCTTATCTGGTTTATTAGTAGCAACATTAATTTCAAAGTTATTGGTAACCTTTTGTATCTTATCTATTACAGCCTCCCAATCAAACAATGAAAAACTTTTACGACCACCATAGTAAGAAAACTTTAATTTTTCACCTGGATTGAATTTAGGTTCTTCAAAATCTCTTTCTGTGGGGTCTGATATTATATGAGCAATCTTACCTGTTTCTCTTTTAATAACATTTTGTAATAGTTCACAAGTTGTTGTAACTAAATTAGCATGTTCACAAGCATAGTTATATAATTCTGCATCTTTATTCCACTTATCATCACATATGTCAAATATAAATTTTATATTATTATCTATTAGATGTTTTATACCTGCCATGTCTATTATTTTAGCAATTACGATAACGTCTTCTTGTTTAGCGTCATGTATATCATGTATCATTCCCATTTTACCGTCTGAACCTTTTACAGGTACTATCGCTCTAAATCTAACAGACGCTCTTCTACCTGATTTTTCTACACTTACTGGTACAAAAAACTTTATCATATTTTAAATTTCAATGGCACTTCATCACCTTGTAATATCTCTATTATTCTTTTAGTTAATATACTTTGCATTTCTTCTCCTGTAAATTGGCACATGAAAAGATAGAATACATGTTCTCTAATTGTTTGATCATCAGGAAAATAAGGCAATTCTATATTTGATAAGTGTTTATCACTTAAATAAGAACCAGCGTTAGGTCCTAATGTGATAGCAGGTATACCTCTTACAACAGATTCTAATGAGGCAATACTGTTAAATGTAACAACACAATGATAATCACGTTCCATTAATTGGTCTTCTAATGTATAACTTACTCTAGCTGATCTGCCTAGTTTTTCTCTTACAACTATTTCCCTATCTGTGTGTTTTGGTATTTCTTCTAATAGTTTTTTAGTCCATATCTCGGCATCACCACCAAAATGATTAAATACTTTTTGACTAGGTGGTACAACTAATATCTTTTCACCTCTCGGACAAGTATTTGGTTGCCAATTATCATATTGTACACCAAAACAATCAGGAAATCTATTGTTCATTATATCTTTAAACTTTCTATTACCAATACCATCTAATAATAAACCTCTTACTTTATCAAAACCTTTGTGGTTTAATGTTTGTAAATTATTATAAGCAACTCTATGCCACTTCTTTGTGTGTGAGTTACCAAAGTAACCAGTGTCAATGTACATGAAAGGTATTTCTTTTTCTATACACTTATGAATATGAGGAGATTTACCTAGACCTCTGAATATACAAGGCTCTTTAGAACCGTCATCTAAATCTAACTTCTCATCATTCATGTAAATACCATTTGTACCTAATGACATGTTTAGAATATAAGGGTCGACTCTATTCTTACCTTTTTTAAATCTTTCTTCAGCTTTATCTGTACCCCAATCAACACAACGCCATATTGATTTGTTATGTGTTTTATTCATTTACACCCTCTAAAAACTTTTTAAAGTATTTACTTGTTTCTATATCATGTAAAGTCCAATGACTTTCACCTAGACCCCATAGAAACTTATCTCTATCTAAATCTAAATTAGGATTCTCTATATCACTCAAATGACCAGCATTCATTGGTGTTAAGTAACTAGACTTGTGAGTAACAAATAAAGGTTTACCCTCTATAATAGCAGGTGCTCCAGATGTAGAAGTATAATTTACTACAGCATAACTTTTTTTAATCTCATCTAATAGATTAGGATAGTCACCATTAACGCTATGTACTTTTATATCCGAATTATGTTTTTGAAAATCATATAATCTTTTTACGTCATCTTCAAATGTAGGATAGCCTGAACCACTATGTAATCTAATTGCTATTGGTCTTTTAGTAAACTGTCTTAAATATTCTACCGTTTCCATGGCCCAATCAGCAGCGTTCTTACCAAAGGCAGAATACCCACCACTACCTCTATTACAACAAATATAAATCTGTTCACCATTCTTTAGTTCATAATCTTTTACTTCTATACCTAATCTATCTTTCATTACATTCCATCTATCTGGTTTTGGATTATTATTAAAGTAGTTTGTCTTATCAGGATAAACATTACCATAAGCAATTCTAACAAACGAATCATTGACATGATGTTTTCTTTTTTCGTATGATACTAAAACATTACTATCAAAGTAAAATATTTTTTTTTGTGGTTCAAAATGATCTATTAAAGTTCTTCTAAATTCTAATGCCTTTCTGCCTGTCTTTTCTATAACTCTTTGATAGTTAAAACAAAAAGCATGTGTACCATCTTTTACTTCATAACCATCAACATGATTAGCCCACCAATCAGCATGTCTGTAATTGGTAACACCTTTTACAAAAGCTATCATCAAATCATGTTTAAATCCTGATCCAGTTGTTGTGCTATTATAAACGTTTATTATATTTTTATAGGTATGTGACATTACATATCAATCTTTGTTGTATCTTCGTATGATTCAAACCATTCATCAGCATAATGGCAATCTTTATAATCTTTAAAGTATGGACCACCTTCTGTAAAGTGTACCAATTTAGCATGTGGATTGTATTGATACTCGCCGACTAAATGATTCCATTCTACATCTACATGACCAATTAAGTCTTCGTCTTCTAGCCATTTAAATTGATGTAGTTGTAATCCTGTAGTTTGATTTACATAATCAGGTGTAAGATTAGTACATAAAGCATTATTGAAAATCATCATACTAGACCAGTTCTTTTTAGGATATGGTGTTTGTGGTTGATTCATAAACTTGATTGTACTACTAGGTGTATAATCGTGTTGTACACATTGAACAGCATACTTGGTAGTTCTTTGTCGCCATAATAATGATATATCAGCACGAGATAACATATCACAGTCCATAAAAATGGCATGGCCTGAATAATTACAAAGATAAGGTACCAAAAATCTACTAAAGGCAAACTCTGTTGATTGTATTGGCAATCTTTCTCTTACAAATATGTCTTTAATATTTTGTAATCTGATTGGAGTAACTGCTATAGGTTGTGTACTATGTTTTAGTAAACTATGTGTTAAGGTACTAAAAGCCACCTTTTCATTATCATCATATCCTATAAAAATTCGAATCATTTTAACATCACCCCTGCATCTTTCCTTTTTTTACCTTTTAAATGACTAGCGTACTCACTCATATATGTATCCGGCCATGGATTACCTATTTTCTTAATACTCGGTGCCAGATTCCATTGTGGTTCACCTACTAACCATTTTTTTCTAACACAATCCCAAACATAACTATCGTGCCATTCTTTTTCTTGGAACAATAAATCTTTAGTATAGTGTTCTCTTAATTTATATATAAACCTTTTTGTAGCAGGCTTTGTAAGATTATAACCTACAAAACCACATTCACTATAATAAGTAGGCCTATCTATAAAAGATATACAATGATCTTGTGGTAAAAACTTCTTAATGACTTCTTTTTCTGTGATTGGTTTGTTAAAAAATATATCAGCGTCAACCCAAAATACATAATCATAATCACAATCTAACATTAAATGTGTCTTAGCAAATATCTTATAACAAAATCTTATGGCATCCATCTTATAATTAGCACCCTCTATGATAATGCTAGCGTCATTTGGATCAACACTACCAAAACTCTTGCCTGTGTTTCTATCTACAAATTCTTTTAGTTCAGGTTGGTCGTTTATATTTCTATACTTGATGTTATCTCTCATAGGGTCAATCTCTGGAGTCCAACCCTCGTGGTAGATATAACAATCAAACGGCCAGTTATAGGTACTCATAAATCTATGAGCATAATATTCGTAAAGTTTTCTATTAAATGTGGTGACTAAGGCTATCTTCATGTCCTGCTCTCATTATATAATAACTATCTACAATATCAGTTATTGGATTATTTAATTTTTGTTGATCAAACACTTTCATTAAATCAACGCCTTGTGAGTTCTTAAAGGTTTCATACATCTTTTCTTTATCAGCGTTACCTTTACCTGAAGCAAACTTCTTAACAACACTTGGTGTAATCGTTTTACATTTATATCTTTTCTGTAATCTATATTTAAGAATACCACCATTCTCAGCGATTTGAAATATTGCTTGGCCTTTTGAACCATAAGAATAACCCTCGATAAAAACTTCTTTTTCTGTCTGTGCTCCTTGTAGTGTGTCCAAGATATGTAAAACCCAATCAGATAGGTTTTTAAATCTGTCAATAGGTCCATTATTTTCTTTAAGTTCATAACCAATAATATTTTCATACATCTTACCAATGTACTTTTTCTTACTTGTTAGATAATAAAAACTACAATCACTAAATGAGGTACCACCACCGTTTGTTACACATATGGCAGGACTATTTAAACTGTAATCAATTCCAACTATCGTCTTCGGATTCGTTTGTCCAGATTGTTTCTTCAC